CAAAGAAGGAAACGCTTGCATCGTCATCATCAAACGATTCTCTTTCTTGAGAAGGTTCTTGTGGAGCCCTTTCAGGAATAGAAGGAGCAGGGGCTTGTTCAGCAGTTGTTGTTGCTGGAGCACCACCATCAAGACCAAGCACTCTATTGAGTTTGGCTTGAAGCTCTTCGTAAGTTTTGAAGTTAGATGGATCGACGAACTCTTTTAGAGAGTATTCAGATTTCCAAATACCTTCTAGTTTATCATCGTCCTCTAATAGAGGAGCTGACTCATCAAATTCTGATTTATCATAGTTCCTGTATCCCTCAACGTTTCTAATCTTCAGTTTGAAGTCTGCGCCACCCCAAAGATCAAATGGATTCATTGGAGACTCATCTTCAAATTGAGGATTCATTGTTTCATTGAGTTTGTCAAAGATCTTCTTACCATACTTGTAAAGGAAAACTTTTCCTTCATTTTCAGGATGAGCTGGATCCTTAACAACATAGATGTTAGAAACAAATGAAAGACGTCTCTTTTGCTTTCTAACAATATCTTTGTTTGACTCAATACCAGAGTTCCACAACATTGAGTTGTATTCTGATACTGGATCTTTTTGACCAAGAGTGGTTAGAGAATTCTCAATGTACCATCCACCAGGTCCTTGGAATCCATGATCCCAAATTCTAACAAATGGAACATCCTCGCCTTCTGGTTCTGGAAGAAACCTGATCACAGCAAAGCCGTTACCAGCTTTATCTACTTCTGGCTTCCAAAAACGTTCGTCGGGACCACCTTGTTGCTGAGGTGAAGAGTTGAGCTTGTTAAGTTCCTCAGTTAACTTATCAAAGCTGTTTGCGCTTGCGCGCTTTAGTGATGCAAATGATGTTGCCATATATTTTCTCCTCGTATGCGTTATATACGTTATATTTGCGGTTTATCTAAAATGAGATATAACAATATCTCTATACTTATTTATATCTACTGACATAAAGGGTCTGTACTTCAATGACTTTTGTTTGATACCTGGCCAAACTACATCGCCGTCCAGCTCCTTGTCCCAGTATTTGTATATATTACACAATAAATCCAAAATAGTCAACGTTTCAATACAAATATCTTTTCTAAGAAATAGCCTCAGTAGATATGGGTGTTCGTTTGGTGGTACAATAATATTATCATCGAACGACTCTTTCATTTTACCTAAGTCGCTCTTGAACGTGTACGACAATGATTGTTGTCTCTTCTTGTATTGCTGGTACACTTCAGCAACCTTATCGTCTCTTAGATTGCCAATCCAAAAATCTTTATCACCATCAACAAAGTTTGCTACAAGAAACTCTTCAACGTTTTTCTGCTTAGATAGTTTGTAGAAGAAATACTTGTCGCGTCTTGTCTCAAATGAGTTCTTTGATGCTTTGACGTTACCATTGTACTTGAAGTAGTCGTAACTCTTATTAGAGAAATGACTCTTAAGTGCTAAGTACTTTTTATATACATCAAATGGTTCCACAACGTTTATCCTGCCTCTGTAGCTCACAGCTTCCATAATAAAGTCCTTTTAGGTTAGATGGGTAGTTTGCTTATTTTTTCAACTAAGTTCAATGTCTCCGCATCTTCATAAATTTTAGCTTTCAATTTTTGATTTCTCTGTATCAATGCTGCTACTGTCTCTGGTTCTATCTCGTCGTTTCTTTCCAGAAGATCAACAATAGCTTCGTAGTATGTTATCTGTCCTCGTGAGCTTGAAACGATAGATTCTATCTCGGCAGCAAAGTCTGCTGGCGTTGTTATCGTTATATGTTTTCTTACTTTACTCTTATTCGACATTAAACAAAATCCCAGGTACAGTTAGTTATTCTTTTTCTGTATTTTCTATAAGGGTTGGTATTCCTCACTCTAACAAATTCTACTAATTCTTTTGCCATCATACTTTTTTTATTTTCTTGTCTGATGTATGATTCTTCTCTTTTAGGAGCTCTAACAAAAATTGTATACTCCGGATGAATTAAATCATAATCCCATGTTTTAACTCCTGGCCTTCCAATAGAGAGCCAGAACTCAGCATCACCTTGTCGGACGTTTTGAAACTCAATATCGTATCCACCAGTTGACCAAAAACATTCTCTAGTCATCAGCCATGTATTAGGATGGGTCACCTTTTTGATAATCCCTTTTGGATCAAGCAACTCATATTCTTCCATGTTCTCTTTGATTTCCATATTTGCTTTAGGGACATAGTACATTGAGTCGTCCAGCTTTGCTTCGGCTATTATATACCCAAAAAGCTCTTCAGACAAGTGGCAATCGACGTCTGTTAGGAAAATCCAGTCCGTTTTTGCCTGCTTAACGCCAATGTTGCGACACATATGGCTGTTAAATCCATGGTCTTTGTCTAATTGTATGCCAGTCAAATGTATATGAGGCTTATATGCTTTGATCATTCTTTCAAAGTATTTGCGGTCCTCATGACCGTCGTTAATCATGATTAGCTTTGGTTTGATGTCTAACTTTTTGCCTTGTTGTTTGAAAAACTCAAGCTGTATGTATAGGTGGTTAGGTTGTCCATACCATGTCATGATAAACGTTACATCATTCATTGTTATCTACCATCCTGTTATACTCTTCTTTCCACAAATGAGAATAAAAAGTATTTTGATAATTTTCAAACCACGGCCCACCATCAGTATAGTGAATTGCTTTTGGTCCTTCAAGGTGATAATAATCGTCTAAGCAGTTCCATTCTAATGGAATGGATCCTATTTCTTTATCTTGTAGCCATCTTAATTGATGAAAGTCAAGTCCAGGCCTATGGTTGTTAAGGTAGTGTGGCTGTAGTATTTGATTTGAAGGATGTTCGTTGTTAAATATCATAAAGCTGGCCCAGTTCTTTCTATACGACCTATGTTGAGGAACGCCGTCCATTTTGATTTGAGAGTTTGGTATGTAACCAGGATGTTTGCAAACATACACTGCCTTGCTACTATCAATATGATCTAATAGTTGAAGAGGATCGGCTAGAAAAAGAAAGTCACAGTCAACAAAAAAGCTCCATCCCTTAAACTCACAAAGGTATGGAAGCCAAAATCTTGTCCAAGTGAAATCTGTAGTAGCAGGTTCGCCCCAGTCTCTGTTAAACTCTTTAATGTTTTTGCTTTGTAGCTTTACAATCTCAATGTTTGATCTAGCCTTTAGGCTATGTTCGCACACTTGATATGCTTTATGTTCTCTCTCCTCGTAACCTATGAAGATTCGGGAGGGTGAGATAGTAGTTGTATTCATCTAATAACTCATTCCTTTTTTGTATTGATTGTTGAAAATATATGGCTGTATTTTTAATCTCATAGTCGTACCAATACTTAAATACGACAGCCCAAGGAAATGCTCTTTTTGTTAAGTTGCCTTTTGAAAAAATTACCATAGGGCAACCGTACATTCTAGCAAGCCACATCAATGAACCATGATAGCCTACCACGCCAGCACATCTTTTGAACACATCAATACACGTTTCAATTTCTGTATCGTAATGAAGGTATACTATATTATACCCTCTTTTTCTAAATAAGTCACCTACTCGACGCCATGCATTTCCATCAGGTGTATCTCCTAATGGGTCTTTCCACAATTTGCTCCTGTCGTATTCTTTGAAGTGCTGTTTGTTTTGAATGGTAGTTACAAATGCAATTGTGTTGTTATTCTTTTTGGAATAGTTGTAATCAGACAGACCATGTTTTGCAAGTCTCATATTATGAAAAATGCCATCGTCACTGTAGTTGGTGTGATTGAAATCTAATTCGTTGCTATAAATGTTATTAACTTTAACGTCAAAGAATTTTGCTGGATTGATTTCATTGTTAATTGCTTCAATCCAATCTTGAATTGTTTCAGGGTCGGTAGGCTTGAATTTTGTTGGCTTGTCATATTTCCAATGAAAGTTTAGATGTACATCGCATGAGTTCTTCTCTGCAATGTTGTGTGCGTAGCTTATTGGCGATACAATATCACCATAGCCAATCTTGCCTTTCCAATCAATAACTACAGGCGTCTCTGGTAAATCTATTTCACCATTGTAAGGGTAAAGAGCCATTAAAGAACTTTGATGCCTTCAACGTAATTCTCAGCTGCGCTCTCAGCGTAGTACTCGCTCTTGCCATGATACATTTCTTGTTTGACGAACTGATCGTCTTTGTAAAATTTGCATCCCCATTCACTGTTCTCATAAACAACTTCTGCTTTGAGGCTTGGTTCTTTATTCCAATATTCAGATACAACTGTCATCATCTCTCCTATTCTTTCTATCGTATTTCGTTTTGTCACGGAATACTTTAGCACGATTGAACTTTCTACCGTACTTAGCTACTGGGTTTGGTTTTTTGATTTTCTTCTTGTCCATTCTAGCCACCATCTAAACCATCTTCTACCTTCGCCGTATGCAGCACTTCTCAATCTATTGTAAATCATAATAAAGGTGATACTATGGCCCCACACCCTCGCCTAGCATCCGACAGATCCCCCACTCTAGTTTCTGTCTTTCCATGGGTAGGCACTTGTCAGAAAGCACTGTTAGGTCTAATGTCCTCGTAGACCGTCTGCAGTGTAGTGCACTACCGGGTTCTTAATGAACTGTTTTTGTACCTTGTCTTAACTTAACGTTTTTGTTATACGCTTTTTGTAAAAGGTCCAAGTCGCATCCACACTTCTCTGCATATTTGAGAAATGCGCTGGTATCTTTAGGAAAGCATTTGCCCCCAAACCCTCTACTACCATCATGACCAGGTACATCCATATGGCTATCGCCCATCCTAGGATCTAGCTTTAGTATGTCAATGAAGTTGTCCCAGTCAGCATCCTTTCCGAGTGTCATGGATACAACATCAAACAACTCATTGAAAAATACTACTTTTGTAGCTAGATAACTATTTATAGTATACTTAACAAGTGCGGCGGTCTTATGGTCCGTGATAATATGTGGACATGGTTTAATGATACTGTGTTCAGTATAAAGAAACGATACCATCTTACACCAATTAGGATCGCCGCCAAGCAAAACTTTGTTACTGTTAATCATGTCGTCACTGTAATTGTGTTCGCGAAGGAACTCAGGGTTGTGTACGACATCTAAAAAGTACTTCTCCTCAATGTCATCAAAGAAACTAGGAGGTACTGTTGACTTA